TGGCATGGATTCAAAATAACTATACAGTAGATCCGCCAACTGCTATTGAGTATTATATTGGGTACATTCAATGTAGTACATGGAATCCTATTACTAATGTATTTCCACAAACATCTTTAGCTAATGGTTCAACAGGTTTTAGTATAACTGATCAATATGTTTGTTATACTTTAGAAGTTCCATTATCTGATGCTTATGATGCATGTGATACATTTATGACAGTAGGTCATAATGTTACAGGTTCTTCTGCTTCAGATCCAGATTTTCAAGTAAAACTTACTTGGACATTAAGTGTACAAAGAAGTTGTGTATAGTATGAGTTGAAAAATTATATTATATTTGTTGTAAAACCAACAGCAGATGAATAACTTATGTCAACTTGCCCTCCAAAATGGAGGATCTGTAAACTACTTAACAATACCATCAAATCTTACAGAAGGGTTAGGACTAACTAACCCTTCTCTACTTATAGTAGATGGATATTATCTTTTGAATCTAAGACATGTTCAATACGCACTATATCATAGTGAAGGAGAACAGAAATATCAAACTCCCTGGGGACCATTAGCATATCTTAATCCAGAGGATGACGTTACTCTTAGAACAACTAACTATCTATGTCAGATAGATCCTAATACACTTTCTATAGATAAATTTCAAAGAGTAGATACATCTAAACTAGATGTAAAACCTATTTGGGAATTTATAGGACTTGAAGATGCTAGAGTAGTTTACTGGGATGATACATTATATCTTACAGGAGTACGTAGAGATACTACAACTAATGGTGAAGGTAGAATGGAGCTTTCTACAATAGAAAAAGAAGCTACAGAGACCAAGAGAGTAAGAATTGAACCACCAGGTAAAGGATCATATTGTGAAAAGAATTGGATGCCAATTATTGATATGCCATATCATTATGTGAAATGGTCAAATCCTACTGAAGTAGTAAAAGTAGATCCTGAGAAAGGCACTTCAGAAACTATTCATTTAGTAGAACAAGACATAATATTTCCAAGAGATATAAGAGGTGGATCACAAGTTATTTCCTATCGCGGTATGTATATTGCACTTACTCATGAAGTAGATCTTTGGTATAATGAACAAGGAAGAAAAGATGCTCATTATTATCACAGATTTATTGTATGGGATAAAGATTGGAAAATAGTACACTACTCTGATGAGTTTAAGTTTATGACAGGTGCTATTGAATTCTCATGTGGTTTAGCATTTGATGGTAAAAACTTTATTATTCCATTTGGATTTCAAGATTCAACAGCTTATATCTTAAAAGTTCCTGCAGATGTAATTGAAGATGTATGCAATTTTACTGATAGAGTTGATAAAGTAAACTCTAAAGGAGCAACTCCATATAAACTAGAGTCATTTATCAATGACCCATACAATGCTGATAAAACATTTGAACTTGCAGAATTCTATTTTACACAAGGACATTATGCATCAGCAATGTCTTATTATCTAAGAACTGCTGAGTATTCTCAAAATTCTGATAGAACATATGAAGCAGTATTAATGGTTGCTAAGTCTTTATGTACACTTACTAGAAGACCTGTTACTGAACTTGGTCTTTGGTTAAATGCATTAAATCTTGAACCAGGTAGACCAGAAGCATATTTATTCTTAAGTGAGTATTATGAAAAGCAAAAGAACTATCACCAAATGTATAGTTATGCTGTAATGGGTTTAAGAAATCATATTTATGCAAAACCTATGACTGCTAATCTAGCATATGAAGGTGGTTATCAACTTGGCTTTCAAAAAGCTGTTGCTGCATGGTGGATTGGTAGAGGAAAAGAAGCTAGAGAAATTTTCTTAGAATTGGTTGCAAATGCAGATAATCTATCTGATAAATATAGAAAACTAGTACAGACTAATATAACTTCATTGGGTACTGGACCAGATCCATTCTTAAGATATCATAAAGGTTTGCATGATCAATTGAGATATAAGTTTTCTGGATCAGAAACCATTATGAAAAACTTCTCCCAAACTTACCAGGATATGTTTACTCTTAGTATGCTTAATGGTAAAAAAGACGGTAAGTATTTTGAAATTGGTGCTGCAGATCCATTCCATGGTAGTAATACAGCATTACTAGAAAAATTGGGTTGGACTGGTACATCATTAGAAATCTTAGAACATGAGGTTACCAAGTTTAAACAACAGAGAAAGAATGAGATTATACTATGTGACGCTACAAAGTTTGATTACTCTATACTTAAAGGTCATATTGACTACTTGCAAGTTGACTGTGAACCACCAGGAACTACTTATGAGATCCTTACAATGTTACCTTGGGATCAGTGTACTTTTGGAGTAATTACATATGAACATGATTACTATACAGATGTAACAAAATCTTTTAGAACAAAGTCTAGAAATTTCTTACTAAGTAAAGGTTATATGCTTATTGCAAGTAATATCTCTCCTAATGATGATTGTCCTTATGAAGACTGGTGGGTACATCCTAAACATGTTGATGCAGAAATCATTAAGGTAATGCTTGCAGCAGATGATACAACTAAAAATGCAGAGAAATATATGCTTGGTAAGTTATAAATTTTTTGTATATTATATGTATGAGGAACATACATATATCACGTATTAATCTTTCAACCATATTACAGGTATGTCTTATAGTGATGTGCCTGTTTTTGCTTTTAAGAAAACCTACTCAGGTTTATCCGGTCAGTAAGCAAAAAGTAATTGAGAAAAGAATTGAAGGTAAAGAGACTCTAATAAAAGAGCAAGGGCAAGTAATAGACAATAGTAAAGAGTTTATTGCAGAACTTAATGCTGGCTTATTAGACTTACATTCTCAGTTAGATAACGTAAGAAACTCTAAAGATACCTTCAACATTGTCCAGATTCAGGACACAATGATCCATGTACTATACCGTAGAGATAAAGAAAAGGATGTTATTATAGCAGCCCAGGATACTATTATCCAAGCGCAGAGATACATTATCAATGCTAAGGATACTATTATAGCAACTAAAGACTTTGATTTAAAGAGAATAAAGAGGCAAAGAAACATTTCCATTCTACTGAATGGATTATTAACAACAGGATTAATTATAAAATGATGGAAATAGCACAGTTAGTTCAATGGGGACTTATTGCAGTAACAGGAGTACTTGGTTACTTTTTAAGAATGATCCACACAGATGTTAGAAATAACACAGAAAGCCTAGGTAAACTTAAAGGTAAAATTGAATTGGTAGAACAAGAATCAAGACTTAAGTATCAAGCAATTCAAGAACAAACTCAGTTAGAAATTAAGAACCTAGCAAGAACTGTAGGTGAGCTATCTGATGCAGTTAAACAATTAATATTACAAAGATAATGGATACAACAGCAGTAGAAACAACTGCACCAGATTTTGGTGTATTTGGACAACTAGCAGACTACGGTCCGCTAGGTTTAGCAGTATTGGCTCTTGGATATGTTGCTTGGTTATTTATCAAGAGATACCTTGATGATAACAAGAAGATGAAAGAAGAGCTTGAAGAAAAGAAAGTAGTAAAGAGAAAAACTAAGAAGTAATGTCATTCGGTCCCTTTGAAGTATTAACACAGTACGGAGTATTAGGCTTTGCTGTTTTAGCACTGGGTTATTTATGCTGGATGTTTTTAAACAAACTACTCAAGAGTGAGGAAGAGTTAAAAGCAAGAGTAGAGGAGCTAGAAGGTGATTACAGAGATGATCTAGAAAAGAAACTAGATGAAAGCACTGAGAGCTCAAAAAGTCTAAAAGAAACTGTGTTGATGCTATTTGGTAAAACAAAAAAATGAAAAAGAAACTTCTTATAGTTGGAGCATTGTTTATCACAATTGTGGTAATACAAATATTTTCTAGCGGTACAGAACACGTTGTTGTTGTAGAAGATAATATACAACTTACCGGAGAAAACAAACAGCTTACTACAGCAAATAAGAAACTTACCAATAGTGTTAATCAACTAAAGGCTGAGAACCAAGAATTAGTAACAGATAAAGCTAATCTTGAGAATATGGTGGCAGAAGTAATAGGAGATTTAGATAGTACAAAGTCTATAGTTAAAGACATTAAAAAAGAACTAGCACATGAAAAGGATGTTAATGTTAAGCAGTCTACTGGTGACCAGTTTGATTTTCAGCCAATCAAACTACCCACTGAAGACGGTAATTAAAGGGGATAGTGTAGTAATCTTAACTGTTCAACAAGCTGATGACATTAATAATATATTTGAAAGTCAGAAAGCAAAGATTGCAGCATTTAAAAAAGATCTGATTACTAAAGATAGTATTATTGCAATATTAGATACAATAATTCTTGAGAAGGAAAGAGTAATAATTGAGCATGTATTTGATGATGAGATAGCACAAAGGCTGGATATGCTTGAAGCTTGGTTATTAGATGCATCAATTAATAATGTATGGATATATTACTCATGGGATGACAGCACAATGTATGCTGTAGACTTGAGCCAATATTATGTACAAAAGGATAATATGAATGGAGATTTATATTTTTATAAGTGTCCAGATCCTTTTGATCCTTATGAGAAAAAGGAAAATCCCCTCAAAGGATGGGAAAGAGCAATTATTAAACCAGAGAGACCTAAGGTAACTAAGGTTCCAATTAAATTATAAGTTATGAGAAAATTATTTAGAGAACTGATCAGTGATGATAATCAAATTAATGAGCAAGCATTTGTAGGGGTAATATCATTCTTTGCAATGGTATTTGTACTATTTGTAGATGTAATTACAGGTATTATTGGTAATGAACTAATCATCAAAGAATTTATCTTTGATGGATTTATGTTACTTACCTTAGGTGCATTTGGTATTACAACTGCCGGACGCATTATGGCTTTAAAGAATAAAGCAAAGAAACAAGAAGAGACTTCAGAAGAAGTAGTAGATTAATCATATAAAACAAAACACAATGCAATTAAGTAAAAATTTAGCACTTGCAGAAGTAACAAGAAGTGAGACTGCAAAAAGAAGAGGAATTAGTAATATGCCTACACCAGAGCATATTGAGAACTTCAAG